CTGGCCGCCACTACCCGCGCGCAGGGCGAGGAGATTACTTCGCTGCGCCGGGAGCGTGCCGAGACCCGCGTAGCCGGGTTCGTCAGCAGCGGCCGGCTGCTGCCCAAGAGCAAGGACCGGGCGGTGGAGATGCTCCTGTCCGGTGACGAGGCAGGCCTGGAGGACTTCCTGGCCCCCGCCAACGAGCCTTATGTGAAGCTCGGCAACCAGGCTGGAGTCGACCCTTCGGGTGAGGATGCTCACCAGGAGACGGACGTGGATGCCGAGATGGTCCGGCTCACCAAGGAGCACCAGCAGTTGTTTGAGCGGGGTTCGGACAGGCGCGGGAGCGTCCGCCAGTAAGCACCAGGAGGACTGCGTTAAATGCCGGCCAACGATAGCTTTGAGTTTAATTACACCCCCGGCTATACCAAGCCGACTCATGAGTTCGGCCAGCCGTACGGTGATGAGTTCCACGCTGAGGCGGTCGAGGAACTTCTGCTGTCGACGCAGGGCTACACCCAGCGTGGCGTCACCCTGGCGCCGGGGCTGGGTGTGCTGCCGACCGGGACGATCCTTGCACGGAGCACCTCTCTCGGCCTGTACTTCCCTTACCTCGGCACGGCCACAGACGGCCGGGGCGTGGCTGTTGGCATCCTCCGCGATTCCCGCGATACCGGAGGTTCTGGGTACACCAGCGCGACAGCCTGGCAGACGGCGACCGGTCTTACCCTGGGAGACACCACCCATTGGCCGTCCAGCACATCGACCAGCCCCACGGGTAAGATTCCGACTGCTTCCCTGGGCAATCTGGTGATCCGTGGCATCCTCAACGGCAACCAGATTTCCGGAACCGACACCACCAGCCTGGTGTCAGGGACTGCTGGCGGCGTCTCGTCCACGGTCATCACCGCGCTGGGTGGCCGGCTGGTGGCACTGGGCGGCTCGGTGGCGGGCCAGCCAGCTCCGTTCCCCGGCGGTCCCATGGATGGCCAGTACACTGCCACATCCGGTGTGGTGACCACAGGCGTTTCGGCTTTCATCTTCTGACTCGTATCATCAGGCGGGGGAAGGTCCGGTTCGGTTGGGTACTCGGTGCCCACGGCCGGCGGCGGGCAGTCATACGGCCGCGTTGACTGCCCGCCTCTCCTCTTGACAGCGGTTAATCACACTCCTATCATGGAGCCATGTGTTTGCTGTCCGTTCACTTTCCCTGGATCGTTCCCGTTCGCAGAGAGCTGGAGCAGGGAGCCCTGCTCAATCCTGACGGGCATGGCTGGGCACGGCTGAGCCTGAATGGTTCTCTGGTGACCTTTCGCAGCCTGGATGCTCAGGAGGCTATCGACTCCTACCTTGCAGCCCGTGAGCTGTACCCGTCTGCGGTGCTCATGTTTCACTCCCGCCACGCCACCGGCTCCCCGGTCACGCTGGAGAACTGCCAGCCTTTGCCGGTAGGCGGGGATCCGGAGGTTGTGGTGGCCCACAACGGCCACCTATTCACCCCAGAGGACTCTGAGGCTAGCGATACGGCCATCTTCGCCGGCACCATGCTGCCGCATTATGATGTGGAAGACCCGCGTCAGCGTGTGATTCTGGAAGAGCGGCTGGGCCACAACAAGATGGTGATCTTCTCCGGGCGTACAGGTAGCGCGCATATCCTGAACGGAAAGTACTGGACCCGATCTGAGTCTGGTGCCTGGCACAGCAACACCAGTTTTACCGGGGTCAGCCACCGTACGCCGGGTGTCTGTGTGTTCTGCCAGGCCCCGGACTCCTGGGAGCCTGTGCCTGGCGGCAGCACGGCGTGCATCTCCTGCAGCACTGCCATAGCGGAGCGCGCGGAACTACTTCTGCAGCCGGTTTGATGGGCTGACGCTGCTCAGTCGCTGTCAGCGGGACTAGCACCGCAGAAGTCTCCGGACGATTAACTCTTTCAGCCGGCAACGGTCAGGCCAGCCAAGTGGCCCGTATTACGGGCGGCGCAGGCCGGGCTCGGTATGAGTCGCTGCTTACTGCCTGCCGAATGTGCTGCTAGGGAGTTAAGAAGTGCCAGACATCAGCCTTCTTGAGCCGGTTGTTCTGCGCGGGGTTGTGGAGAAGTTCATCGTTCCCGAGACCCTGCTCATGCTGAACCGTCTCGATCAGACTCCATGGCCCTACCCATCCGCAATCTGGGATGTCATCAAGGGCTCCCGGATGGTCGCCAAGCCGAACGTGCCCAACTCCGAGGCGCACATCATCTCCCGGCTGGGCCGCAGCCAGGAGTCGGCGGCCTTCATCTACCTGCGGGAGAAGAAGGTCTTCGAGCCCACCACCCTGCACTGGCTGAGGGAGCCGGGAGAGATTGCCCGGATCAATGCTGAGCGTGCGGTGCTGCGGGAGATCAACGACCTGAACCAGCGCTTCGACAATTTCGCTGAGTGGAGCATCTGGCAGGCGCTCGGCGGCGGGATCATCTACAACTACGCCGACGTGCAGGCGACGGTGGACTACAAGTTCCCCGCCAGCCACTTCGTCACTCCGGCCGCCCCGTGGCTGTCCAACGCCTCGCTGTACTACTACGGCGGGCTCAACGGAGCGATCAACACGCCGTGGACGCTGGGCCAGGCTGACACCAACCTGACGTACGGGTCGGCCAGCGTCTCCTATGCCAGCCCTTTCCAGATCATTGAGGATGTCCGGTCGTGGAAGCGCATCGTGCAGATCCACGGACGTGTCCCGGCCCGGGAGTCCTTCGCTACGTCGGTCACCATGGCCGCGCTCATGGAAGCCTGGGTGCATGCCGGGGCTGGTTCCACGGTCAACATTCCGGCCACCATGATCAGCGACCGCATGAAGGACGAGTACTACTCTTCGGGGATTCTGTCCGGGTTCATGGGCCTGACCTGGACCACCGTCGAGCAGGTGTACGAGTCGGACGCCGGGAACCTGACGTTCTTCGTCCCGGACGGCCAGATTTTCCTGGGCAACTACACCGATCAGCGCCCTGTCGAGTTGCTGATTGGCCCGACTGCGGACGATGAGGCCCCGAACGGGTTCACCGGGAAGTACGCCAAGACCTGGAAGGAAAAGGACCCCAGCGCCCGGCAGTACCTCCTGGAGTGGCATCTGCTGCCGGTCGTGACGCGCCCCGAGCAACTGCTGGTGGCAACCGGGATCGTCCAGGCTTACGGCCAGAACGGTCTTGGGGCTTCGCCCACCGGTTACTGGGCTGGTGGCGCGGGTACCATCGACTAAGTCCAGCCCGGACACCCTGCAGAGAAAGGCCCGGCCGCAAACCGGGCCTTTCTCGTACCATGGGTATGGCGCGGCTTCCCAGTAGCACGTACCTCATCCAGCAGATAGGTGGTCAGGTCATCCTCTTTGAGGACGGCACTGAGGCCGAGGTGGTTCGCTTTGATCCCGCTGATGCTGACGCAGCAGCCAGGGCACAGAAGGTGATCAGCGAGTCTGCGCTGAGCGCTGAGGACAAAGCTTTCGCGCACTTCTGGAGTGGTTATTTCTACGCTCACGCATCCCGATAACCTGAGTATGCCGGTCGTGAACGCACCAGCAGTCATCAAGGTGCAGCAGAATACCTATGAGGCCGCGCAGCCTGTGGTGTCCGCCAAGGACACCACGGCTGGGGCCAACGCTGCCAGTGCTGCGCATGCCTTCGAGCAGCGTGTTACCCAGGAGAGCGGGACTCACTAGCCATGCCTGTCGCGAATGCTGCTCCCTTCAAGACTGTGGTCAGCCAGCTGGAGTCCCGGGTGGTGCAGACTCCTGCCAAGGATGCCACGCAGGGTAAAACGGCCTGCCCGTTCGAGACCCGTGTTACCCAGGAGAGCGGGACACACTAGCCATGGCCCTTGAGTACAAGTATGTCCGCTACAACTACCAGACCGATCATGACTTTGCCCTGAACGCCATGGCGGCGGAGGGCTGGCATGTGCATACGGCGATGCCCAACTTCACCGAGCTATGGGTGCTGTGGGAGCGCGGGGATGTCGCACGGGCGCGTTCGGTCTCCCTGCATTTGGATCAGAGTAATGCACTGCAGCAAGCTGATGCGGCGGCGGAGCAGCAGGCAGAAGTGGCGGATGCCGTGGCAGGTATCGACGGCCTGGTTGAGGAGCCTGAGCCAGTGCAGTCTGAGCCTGATCCAGTCAGTGCCTGATATTGCTGTTGCGTTTACGGTGTCAGGCTGGCGGGAGAAGTATCTCCGTCAGTCCTTGGATTCCTGGTCGAAGGCCCGTGGGATTGCTGACGTGCAGCTGGTGTTCTGCGTGGAGCCAGATCCTGCTTTTCCTGCCGGAGAGTTCACTACCTGGGTCAGGCGTACCTTCCGTGAGCCTTTCGTACAGGTCAACGAGCATCGCCTGGGCTGTCTGCGCAACACCCGGCAGGCCTTCCGCATGGCCTTCCGCAGTGGTGCATCCTTCGGTGTCATGGCTGAGGAAGACCTTGTGGTGTCAGCTGGGGTGGTCGAGTACCTGGCCTGGGCTGCCCGGGAATACCAGCAGGATCCGGAGATTGCTGCGGTGTGCGCCCACGTCCGTGACTCCAGGAGCAGGGATGACAGCATCGTGGTCCGTGTTCCCTGGTTCAACCCTTTGGTGTGCGGCACCTGGAAGGATCGCTGGGAGGAGCTGATTGATCCTTCATGGGCACCTTGGGAGGCCGGTGTGACTGGTAATGAGGCGTGGGATAACAACTTGCGCATGGTTCTGCGTAATGCCGGCAAGCAGAGTATCTTCCCGGTGTGCTCGCGGGTCAGGCATGTGGGGGAGACATCTACGATCTACGGTTCCCCGGTGGTCAGTGAGTTCATGTACAAGGAGAGCGTCTCGGCTTGCTTCAGCCCTGATCATCACGCTTCAGGGTTCCGTGAGGTGCCTTTTGCTGAGGTGCCGGGGTTGCTGGTGTAGTCCGGGTGCCGCAAGCTTTACTGGAGGGGCTCGTATAACAGAGGACGAGGCCCTGGCCTACCCTCCCCGGTCAGGCGCCTGAGACCTCCGTGGCCGTGCCCGGAGGTGGGGATGAGAGAGGGGCGGCCGCACTGCTGTCCTTGCGGGGGCTAGGGTGAGCCGCAGCCGTCCCTCTCGATTCCGCCGATCAGAAGAGGCGTGGCCGGTATTGGCAAGGGTGCAGTTGCCGTCGATGTGGTGGCTGCTGCGCGTCAGCTGATCCAGCAGAAAACTCCGTGGGATGACCCAGCGCATGATGTGCTGGGTGATGTTCAGGAGGTTATGCGCGAGGCTGAGCGTAAGGCTACAGACGTCTTTGGCCAGGTCCTGGTGCAGTGCGGGCTGGGTCATGAACAGCCTCCGGCAGGCCGTTTCTGCTCTGTTTGCGGCCTGCCTATGGATGCTCCGCCCCCACCTGGGCTCAGCGCCGCAGAGGAACGCCCCAAGCCTGCTTCCTTGCTGTCCGAGCAGGAGCGGGAAGAGCGTAACCGTCAGCATGCGGAGGCCCTGGCTGCCAACTTGCAGGCGGACGAGCTGACTCCTGACATCACCAGGCAGGAAGATCCTAGTGAGCAGAAGCTGCGTATTCACTTCGTAGAGGATGGCTTTACCTGGGGCGGGAAAGTCTGGCAGATTGGTGAGGAACTGGTCATCGGCCCTGATCACCCGCGCTGGTCCAGCGCTGTCATGTGGATCACTATGGGTAAGGTGGATCAGGTTCAGCGGTACGGGCGTGTCTTTTTTGAGCCCGGGCCATGGCCATATCATCAGCTTCCGCCAGGTACGGAGATACCGCTACCCGAAGTTAATCCGCGCCGGGTATTCGAGTCCCGCCGCAATTATGGTGTGCCGGCCCGGGCCGGTGAAGACGACTCTCTTGTTCCGCTGTAGGAGGCGTCGTGCCCAGTGTGGCTGATATTGATGCCAGTGCAGCGCTGGATGGTAATGAGACTGAGAGTGTTCCGTCTGTGACTGTTACCGGTAACTCGGTGACAGACGGCGGGGGCAACCCTGGTCAGGGCCTGGTTATGTTCGATGCCGGTCAGGTTCTGGTCGTGCCCGGAATGGGTGGTGCGGCCCGTGTATTCGGTAATCCGGTGGTTGTGGAGGTATATGCGGGGGTGATGGTTCCTGTTGTCCTGCCTGATACTAACCTTGCGTTTCCTACGTCTTTCACATACACGGTTACGCTTCGGTTGGAAGGGGCGGATAGCGACCTGGTGGTTGGTTCTGTGGAGATTAGCCGCCTGCTGTATCCTTCAGCGACCTGCGACCTTAGTGAGCTGCTGTGAACGTCGGGCTGATTGGGACCATCGCTGGTGTCCTGGGTGTAATTATTGCGGTAGGCACACTGCTAGGGACGGCGATGCGCGTAGGGAGGCAGACCACCACTGTCAATAACTACCGTGAAGCAGCGCAGAGCTGGGAGGCTAAGGCGAGAGCGCAGGAATCCGAGATTGCGGACCTGCAGGCGAAAGTAGTTGTGCTCGAACAGGCCAGGGCAGGGCAGGATAAAGAGATTCAGGTACTTCGTGACATGGTGACTGGGCGTACTGCGATAGCGGAACTGACGGTTGCGCTCAAGGAAGTGGTCACCAAAGCAGAGTTTGCGGCGTGGCAGGCTGAAGTCCGCTCACGGCTGGAGAAGCAGGAGGAGAAGTGACGGCGCAGGAGCCGGTGCAGCCGGTACCCGTCTCTGATATTGATCAGCAAACGCGGGAGATAGTGGCCAGAACTCGTCAGCTCCAGGTGTGGACAGCGTTTCTGGTGATCCTCTTTATTCTCCTGTTCGGAGCAGGCACCGGCTACCTTCTTGTTCAGGAGCAGGGTCAGGCGAATACCACGAGTCAGCAGGCAGCGGTGACTGCGTGCCAGGTTCGCTATAACCAGGCGTATGCGAAGGCACAGACCATCCGTACCGGGCTGACGGATGCCAGTAACGCGGCGACAGAGACCCTGATTGCTTCTGTGTTCACGTTCAAGCCGGGTGAGACGCAGGCTCAGAGCACTGCCCGGTTGCTGCGTGCATATTCGGTGTACAAGGCGGCGCAGGCGCATATCACTCTGGAGCGCAAGGAGCATCCGGTGCCTGCTGCACCTAACTGCACGCCCGATTGATCAGGCATGCCGATCCCCGTCCCCACGGTGCTCCAGCTAGCCCAGTTTTCCGGGCGCCCGGAGGACTCCTATACCGGGTATGCGGAGTCAGCTCTTATTCAGGCATGTGTTGAGTTCACCACGGTCACTGAGATCACCGCAGCCGACTGGAACGGCGGTTACCTGGACGCTGACGACCAGATGCTGGCCACCCAGGGAATCCTGGCTCGCGCGGATTGGTACTACCTGCGGCAGCCTTACCAGCAGGCTCTGGCCAACCCGCTGCAGGGTGAGACTATCGGGAGTTACACCTACTCCAAGCCGCCGCCTGTCGAGATGCGTAACGTTCAGGCTCAGGAACTGGGGGTTACCCTCACCGGTATCTCGTTGTGGGATCTTGCTGTCCAGTATCTGAGCAAGCGCACTCGTGCTGCCGGTGTGTTCTTCGGTCAGGTGCGCGTGTTCGATCGGGAGCGTGAGGATAGGCTTGGGGTCACCTTGCTGCGCCGCAACAACGAGACAGGAGAGCTTGAGCTGCTCGGGCCGGAAGATTTCGATCGTACCGAGGCCCCCTTCCTGGCTATCTCCGGCGAATCCTTCCCGTCTGATCCGGGGGTTGGGTAGTGACATGCATTGCCGTTACTGGAGGGCGGGGCTTCATCGGCCAGGCTGTATGCAACCGTCTTCGGGCTCTTGGTTATGAGTGCTTTACTTACGACTTGCCTGCGGACGTTCGCTACCTCCGTTCACTGGCGCCCGCCAGTCACGTCATCCACCTGGCTGGGGTTCTGGGTACAGCGGAGCTGTTTGACTGGGTTGACAAAGCTATTGATGTCAACATCACTGGGACAGTACGGGTACTG